AAGGAGACAGACAATAGGACCAAAGCGCGTCGCCCCATGATCGCCCCATGATCGCCTCGTGGTCACCTCGTGGTCACCTCGTGGTCACCTCGTGGTAACATATATGGAGACCCCCCCGTCCCCTTATCGGTTTTTTTGAGGCGTACGCTGGACCCATATGGGGGGACTCGGGGGAAGTCACACGTATATTTACCTACAGAGATATCTGACCCAAAAATAGTCCCCAAGTACACCCCGAGTACACCCGCAGTCCACCACCGGCTCTGCCACTGGCGCTACCACTGGCGCTACCACTGGCAAGGGTCCGAGGAGTCGAACCCCGAGTTGCGGTTTTGGAGACCGCTGTGTTGCCATTACACTAGACCCTAATGTTGTGCACTTGTCCCCTAGGTTAATCTATAGGTGTATCTCTAGTTGTTGGTTGTAATGGTAATCATATCAGTCTTCACTCAAGGTACACCTAGAGGTCATCCTCAGGCTATGTTCTGAGGTTCACTCTAGGTGTACCTATAGGTTTTAACCTTGGGGGTTTCTTCTCTAGGGTGTCGGGTATTTCCAGCGAATGCGTCAGCGGAGCGACCAGCGAATGCGTCGGCGGAGCGTACCGATCCTATAAGTAGCTGGAAATCCACGTCTTTCGCCCTTCAGAGCCACCAGAGCCACCAACGGAGTGTGGTCGTCTCCCGAGGGGATCAACAGCGTTCCTCATGTACTTCTCAAGCTCCAAGTCGAGTGCATCTTGCTTGATCTCTTCGATGCCCATCTCTTCATCCCGAGCCATCTGGTCGGTGAAGTAGTGGACACCCAAAGCCAACGCATCGAGCCTGTCGTCGTGTCTCAGGCACCCTTTGGTCTGAGTGATACGGGTCATCTGGTACATGAGCATCTTGGATTGACGTACAGCCTGCTCGTACTTCATGGCAGTCCTATAGTCCTCCTCGATCACCTCGGGGTCGATCACGAGCTTGTGGGCGTTCATCACGGGTTCCAAGCTGTCGATGATCCTGCGTTCCTTCTGGGCGGTAGCTCGGACCTCCTCGATCATGCAACGGTGTATCTTGGCTAAGACAGGCTTGAGCAGTTCCACGAACATACCATCACCGAAGTTACTTTCGACCACCACCTCGTTCACCTTGTGCTTCTTCGCGATGTGCGCGAGTTCAGTCAGGGTGTCCTTGTCGTAGCCCCCAGTGAGACCCCCGGCTGCTGGCACGTAGAGGTAGCCATTGATCATCTTGATCACTGCATAGCCTGTCTCGTCAGCTCCTCGGCCTGATGGGTCGATTGCTAACACTGCCCCTGAGAACTCCGCTGTGATGTCCCCTGCGTTCATCGGAGGGTACATATGGTCCCCACGCATGGCTACGTTTGGCAGGTCCTTGTACTGTCGTTCCTCGAGGGGACCCCATTGTAACTTGAGGGGTGCAGTCTCGGGGTCGATTGGCATGATGATCAGGTCTCTGACCTTCAACGGGAACCGCTCGAGGTCACTCAGGGCTGTAGACAAGAGGAATTGCATAGCAAAGCCTGCCTTACCATACGAGGCTTCTCGCTCGATCAGGTCAGCATCGTCAAACCTTTCAGGATCACAAGGTTGACCCTCGGTGTACGGGAGGTTCTCAATGTAAGGAGCTAACGTGTCGCCGTATTGCTCCCGCATCTTCTCTGTAGGCATACGCGCAGGCCACACCCTAACCTCGTAACCGCGATCAGGCAGTTTCGTGTAGAGGCTGTCCTCGGTCTGCGGCGTCCCTAGGAAGACAACACGTGATGTAGGGAGAGGTTTGAGGATCGCATCAAACTCTCGGATACTTTCTGCCAACTTGTCTCGTGCAGTCTGCGTAAAAGCGTTATTTAAGACTTCAACGTCGTCGGCCACGATCAAGTCAGCTCGACTACCTGTAAGCTGCCCGGTGATCCCTACAGACTTCACTGAGGGGGACTGATCGGCCACAGCAGGCTTCACGTCAAAGTTTATCTTAGACTGTCTCTGGTTTGGATCGGGAATTAGGTACTCGAGACCTTCCATCTCCCAGATTAGACGCTGCACGAAGGTGGAGAAGGCATCAGCACGATTACCAGACGCAGATACAACCATGATTTTAACCTGAGCGTCTTTGAGGAGACACCATACAACGTAGCAGGCCGTAATATGGCTCTTACCGAAACCACGAGCCGCTTGGATGCATGCCCGCTTTGGTCCGTACTGTATATAATCAGCCATGTCATACTGTAGACGTGTCGGTTCTGGCATCCCTAGGTGTCTATGGACGTACCACAAGAACACCTTGAAGTTACCGCGCAGCTTCTTGTGAAAATCTGTGTTTGGTATTTTACTCGACATCTAAATACTCCATCACGAAGTGTTCGATGGCGTCCGTGGAGTAGCAACCGAGCGCCATATCCATTATGTCGTGAGCGAGGTCAACGCACATATCTTGGTCTCCCTTTTTCTCACACCAGTAGATGTCTTCCAAAACCCTTTGTACGGTGGTAGAGCGTTTCAGGCGGAAGTACGCATTGAACTGGTCTCTATTTTTATCACGGTAGGCAGAGGCAGCGGCCTTACTTTTTTCTCGAGACACTGGGTCGTTCTGATATCTCCACTTATTACCGCACGTAGTGGTGCAATACATTCTGGTGGCAGGTTCTCCGCATTGTTTACATGCATGGGATTTGGCCATAGGTGACCTCCTGAAAGCCTCTGTGAGGCGTATTAGTTACTTTTGGGGGGTGACTACCTGAGAGGCCCACACAGGCTCTCCTGCGGCCTCTCAGGGAGTCTCAGGAGCATGCCCGTGTTAATCTCTCGGCAAACAGATCAAGTTCCATCAGGTTCTCAGTTGAGATACCCGCAGGATCGAGCTGTGGGGCCGGGATTGAACAGATGGCATCCTTAGAGCCAACCGTTCCGGCGCATGCGCTCAAGAGCAGCATCGCGATCAGGGCTATTCTGTACATTTTCGATTCTCTTCTTGGTTTCGATGTAGTCTTCCATGTCTTCCACGCGGTTATCGTCGCGTTGGGTCTTGCGCCCGTACTGGAAGAGACCGAAGAGGACGCTCAGGGCCACGAGAATGGCCCCTGCTCTCTGCACGATCTTGCTTTTCAGGGTTGCTAGGAGTGTCATCATAGATCGGGCTTCCCGTACTTACCTTGCTTCACGGCTGTGTCGAGTGCGAAGGCACCACCAGCGAAGGTGAATATCGGGAATGTCAGGAACTCAGCCGCCTGCATGGCCTGAGGAGAATAAGCCCCCCAGCCAAACAGACCGGCCAAACAGACGAGCATCACCAATGCCACCTCACGTTTGTACGTCTTCTTTTTCATTAGACTGTTCCTTCCAGCCAGAGTTTTCGTTCATGAGACCGACGCCGGGTGAGACCTCGGAGAACCACGAGCTTGCCGTTCTGGCGCTGTTTGTTCCATTTTAGGAACTCATCTGCTGCCCCTACCATATCGGAAGCATTTATCCGCTTCAGAAGGGTCGAGGACGCGAAGTTGGCACCGCCGAGGTTGAAGATAAACGATGCGAGGGCGTCATACTGGCGCTGTGAGAGGGGTACATCGACCATGTCAGCGATCACCTTACGAACCCACGCGAGGTCCTCCCGAAGCAGCTTCTCGGCCTGCTCCTCAGTGATCACCATGCCTTGGTGTGCGGTCGCAGTGTGTCCGTAGCCAATCGTCCAGCGATCATGAGGTGTTGGCTTGTACGCCTTGAGGCGTAGTGCTTCCCATTGCTTGATGTCGTTGATACGTTTGACTTTAACGGGCTGCCCTTGGCGTTGCGAGCAGACGGGGTCTTTTGGGTCAACGTCGAGATGAACTCGAGTAGAGCTTGTATGATGAGTTTCATTGTGGGTGTCTCCTTTGAAATTTGCGGCGAGTGTCGCGGGTTGTCATACATCCACCTCAACCTGCGTCAGCCCCATCGCGGCGAGCGTTGCCAGCGCGTCGTCACCAGCGCAGGCGGTCAGCTTGTCGGGCATGGCCGTCACAGGCGTCAGGCTGAACACCAGCGCCGCTTGTGCGCGCCGTGCCGCATCCATGTCTATAATGTTGTCAACGTCCCACGCTGGATGAGACAGCGTTGATTGGGCCTTACTGACGAATGTGTATGACACTATGAGCGAGGCACAGGCGTAAAGGTTGCCCGCAGTGTCCAGCCAATTGAGACTGCCGTAGGTTAGGGCATCGGCGGGGCCAGACCCAAGCGCCATTGCAAAGTGATTTGCGTCAGGTCGCCAAGCGGCGGGGCAGGGGATTGTGATGCGCATATCAGTAACCCCCCGTCACTGTGACGGTCCAGCCGCGTGACCGGAGTGTGGTGATAGCAGCCTCGCCAGTTGATGAAGGGGCCGACCCGCCCGATTGGCCAAAATACCCCTGCCCGCAATACCGGACGCCGCGAGCGACACCAGAATGTTGTCGATGCTGGTCTGGGTTAGTGCGGTGTTTGCAAATGCGTCGGTAAAGTCTCCGCCTTTTACGTTGTCAAAGGCATTAGCTGGGAAACTCGTCAGGCTTGAGCAGTCGCGCCACGCTTGGACAAATTCTGTCCCTGCCGATGTGTCGATCAGAGGGAAACTCGTCAGGCTTGAGCAGTCGCGCCAAGCTCGGAAAAAGTCAGTCCCTGAAGACGTGTCGATAAGGGGGAAACTCGTTAGGCTGGTGCAGTCGGTCCACGTTCGCTCAAAGTTAGTCCCTGCTGACGTGTCGATTAGAGGAAAACTCGTCAGGCTGTTGCAGCCAAACCAAGCCAGCCTGAAATTAGCCCCTGCTGACGTGTCGATTAGAGGAAAACTCGTCAGGCTGTTGCAGCCAAACCAAGCATAATCGAAACTAGTCCCCGATGAGGTGTCGATCAGAGGGAAGCTGGTGATTTCCGACCAATCCCGCCAGAACCTTCCAAAGTCGGTCACACTACCATAACCAGCAGTCGCGCCATTCTCCACAAAGTAAGCCTCGGTCGCAGCAGCATCCCCCGCACTCAAAGCCCCGTCGCGGATTAACTGCCCGACGATTGCATTGCCCGGGAAATACTGCCCGCCCCTGCCGCCAATGTCATAAGCGCCCGCTGGAATTGTCACACCGTAGGAAGCCGTCCCTTGATCCGTGCCGAGAACCATTGTGCCGGTAAAGCCGCCAACAGGCACTGTAACGGACAGGCGATCATCAACCTTGTCCAGCGTGATCCGGTCAGGGGATGTCTGGTATGTCGGACGCGCCGCAGCCGTGGCTTGCGCGGCGTGGTTGTCGTTGCCGGAATTGTCCAGCATCAGCCCAACAGGTTGTCCCGCCGTTGTGACGGGCGTGGTGCCTGCGCTATCTTGGAACAGCGTGGAAATGTCGAATGCTTCGTACAATAATCCCTGTTGACTGGCTGCGAATAGGGACGCGGGGGTGAACACGCCGACGGTACCGTCGAGACCTGCCTGTCCCCAGTTTAAGAGGTCTGTAAATTCAGACGCTGTCAGGCCGCGACTGATCTCCATTCCTCGCGCTATTTCTACCTTGGCAAAAGTATCTTCGCTAAACACACCTTCGTTGCCAAACAATTGGCTAACTCCTGTTTGCCAGTCCGGATGGAAAATGATACCTGTTTCCGAGGCAACCAGAGTTCCGTCGATCCAGAGTTTAAGAGTGCCGCTCGGTATGTCGCCCTCTACGATGAT